AAGTATTTCAGAAGTACAATCTTGATGACTATTTACAATTACTCAAATCCTATATTGAAGAATTTGTTAGGGGAAGAACGAATGCCTGATAAAGAAGTTGAGGACAAGTTTTTAACGCCCACTAAATTCTCTCAAGAAATTGAAGTATTGGTGAAGCGTAGCAGCGGTCTTATTTCATACATTGAAGCAGTAGTAACATACTGTCAAGAGAATGAAATTGAGATTGAAACTGTTCCAAAACTAATGTCCAAACCCCTCAAAGAACGCTTGCGACATGAAGCAGAGCGTTTAAATTACATGAAGAAAAGATCCAAAGGAGTTCTACCATTGTAAAATGAGTAAATTTTTCAACTCAGACCAAGTACAAAACAATCTACAAGATATCTTCAACACTTATCAAGAAGTTGCAGCGATGACAGCACAACTTTCTACAATGAGTAGAGAAGAGAGACTAGATCATATTGAAGATTGTAAAGACTTGATTGACAAACAAAAGACTTTTTATGGTAGACTATGCCTTGCTGCATCAGAGGACAGGGAAGCAGCAGACATGAAATCTAGGATCAATGCCCTGTCCAATGCTTTTGGGTATAAAGACCTCTTAGAGTGCATGGATGCTATGATCAAGACACTTGAAGTAACTGCACGACGAGGGGTTGACTAAACCTAAATAGTATGTTACGATTACACAGTAACAATCCAAAACAACACACTTAATACGGAGAATACGAAATGTCATTTGCCTCTCTTAAAAAGGCATCATCTAAGGGTGATACCTTTGCAAAACTATCCAGAGAGATTGAGAAATTGAATCAGCCTGCTGCTGGTTCTTCTGCTGATGAGCGTTTCTGGAAACCTGAACTTGATAAGTCTGGTAACGGTTACGCAGTTATACGATTCCTTCCTGCTCCTGATGGAGAAGATATGCCTTGGGCAAAGGTTTGGAGTCATGCTTTTAAAGGTCCAGGTGGACAGTGGTACATTGAGAACAGTCTTACTACACTTGGTAAGGATGATCCCGTTGGAGAACTGAACAGGGAACTTTGGAACAGTGGTCGTGATAGCGATAAGGAAATCGCACGTACTCAGAAGCGTAAACTTTCCTACTACAGCAACATATATGTTGTTCAAGATCCTGCTCATCCTGAGAATGAGGGTCGTGTCTTCCTATACAAATTTGGTAAGAAGATTTTTGATAAACTTGTTGAAGCAATGCAACCTGCATTTGCAGACGAGAGTCCTATTGATCCTTTCAATTTCTGGAAGGGTGCTGACTTCAAATTGAAGATACGCAAGGTTGATGGTTACTGGAACTATGATAAGTCTGAGTTCGCTGCACCTAAAGTGTTAGGTAACTTCGATGATGATAAACTAGAAGGTATCTGGAAAGAGGGTTACTCTCTTGCAGAGTTTGAAGCAGAGAAGAACTTCAAGTCATATGAAGATCTACAGAAACGTCTTAACTTAGTTCTTGGTAAAGGTGCTGCACCTGTACGTCCTAACCTTGGTGTGGATAGTGAGGAGTATGAACCAAAACCTTCTGCTGGTTTCAATGATTCTGACCTTGCTGGTCTTAAGAATGCAGTTGCTTCGTCTCCTGTTGAGGATTCCGAAGACACTCTTTCATACTTTGCTAAACTTGCGGGGGAAGATTAATTGATTAATTTATTAGGTGCTGCTTCATTAGATCTTAATGAAGCATGGAATTTATCATGGGGTGAAGGTATTCAATTTATATTGGTACTTGCCTTTGTATACTGGTTAAAGGTACAAATTGATACACGTGCTGGTCTTGGTAAGAAAAAACTAAGACAATTAAAGACGGTGATTAAAGAAGCAATTCTAGAAACCAAATAGGAAACTGTTACAAGGGGGTTAAACACCCCCTTTTTATTCTATGATATTGATTGAAGATGCCATCAGTAATGATTTGTACCAAAAATGTTTAAAGGAACTTGATGAAAGGGTTAACATATATTGTTGGGCATCAAGTAGTCTAACTTGGGATCCTGGAGTAAAACAAGGAGATATTGGTAGTTGTATGACTACTCCTGTATCAGATAATATACAACAGTTATTAGATCAAGAATTAAAATCATCACTTCCAAAATATACACAATTAGTATGTAAATATTATATCTGGCAACCTATGTCTGCAATTGCTTGGCATAATGACAAAGGATCTATCGATAGAACATTTGGTGCTACTTTATATCTTAATGAGGAATGGCATCCTAATAATGGAGGATGGTTTATCTGGGAAGATGATGATGGTTATCATACAATTCTTCCTAAGAAAAAACTTTTAGTTCTTAATGATAATTTGCAACATCATTGTGTTACTCCAGTTTCTTTAGGTTTTCGTTGCACTATTCAAATGTGGGACAAACAAAAAACTGTCACAAAGGAGGGTGTATAACTCCCTTTTTCATGCTATAATATACATATTAAAAAGGATTACAATGAAAGCATTACCTCTGTTGTTACTACCATTTCTAATTGCTCCTGTTAGTGCAGAGAGTATTGGTGATCGTAGTAATCGTAAAGCATATGAAGATGCTCCCTCTAGAAATTGGAATTGGTTTGATAGTATACTTGGACCACCATCAAGTTCTACTCCTTACAATGATAGAGTAGCGAGAAACAGTTATCAACCAGGTTATTCATCTAGTAGTACATGTACTCGTAAAGAGTATAGAGAAGAGTATGTTCCTGGCACAGCAAGAAATCCAGGTTATATTAACTCATGGTATGATACTGTTGAAGTACCATGCTGGAGACGCAGACCATCGAGACCATCACCACCAATTTGGCAAAGAGAACCATCACCTGATGGTAATGAGTGTAGTGAAGGTGCAATCCTTGGTGGAATACTAGGTGGGGGAGCTGCAGCAGCAATGTCTCAAGGAGATGGACGTTGGTGGGCAATCCCTCTTGGAATTGTCAGTGGTAGTGTGATAGGTTGTGATATTGATGGAGGTTGATATATTATTCGACTTTTAATTACCAAAATACCCCGAAAAAAAATCGGGGTATTTTTTTGTCTGTAGGGTTTTTTTAGTATCCGCCGCCGCTAGAACTTGAAGAAGAACTACTGCTAGAACTTGAAGAACTACTACTTGTACTTGTGCTAGAAGTGGTAGTTACTGCACTACTAACTCCAGCAGTCAATGATAATGTATTTACAGTATTAACGTTACCAGGTCCATCATCATAGGTAAGTTCAGAACTTCCACTTATTACAGAACGAGCTGCACTAGCAAAACTGACAGATCCAGTGTTATCTAAGAATCTAGAGGTAATATTCAATACTGTCTTTTTATTATTTGCAGCATCAAGTTCAATATGGGGTTCATATGCAACTAAGTCCTCAAACTCTTCAACCATGATTTCCAGCATATTACCAACTGGAAGTAAAATTTGTCTTTTTAATTCATTCTTAAAATATTCGTACTCATAGTTAGTTACTTGATATATTGATGTTTCTGCATCTTTTACATCACCATTTGGCATTATAGTTCTCCAGTCTTCAGTTACTTCAATACCTTCTTTGATAACTGGTGTACCATCATCAAGTAGAATCTCATTAGTTTCCCAATGATGAATGTCATCTCTTCTTTCAGAGGTATATACTTCATCTACATAATCTTCTAATTGGTCTTGCTCCTTTGGCCATTCTTCATATACGTCAGTGATGTCATTAATTAAGAGGATTGCCCAATCTAACTTAGGATCATCAAATAACCTTGATGCAAGTGTAGAAGGAGTTTCTCCAACTCTAATTGAATATTGTTCAAAAAGAGTTGTATATTGATTTAAATCGGGTCTTGCTCTAATTTTTCTAAAAATATTTTTAACTAGTCGGTATTTGAATGCCTCATCATCTTCGACACCCTCACCAACATATACGTTAGGAAAATAAGAAAAGTATCCTGCCATTTTAGTATCCCTCTGTGATATTAGATTGCATTACAAGTTGAGTCTCTGTAAATCTACAGTTTACGGTAACTGCAGGAACTTGTAATGGTCTATTGTCTCCTACACCAACACTGTTAATATTTCTACCACCAATAGCATTATATTGACCATCTGGAGTGTAATTTACATCAATTCCAGTACACACAGATGTATGGATTTTATAATGAAGATCTGGACTTGAATTTAAGGTACCTGATAGGGGATCTAAACGAACAAATTTAATATCAAATTTATCTGGAATTTCGAAGAAACGAGAAGAAGCGTTAGCACCAGTAGCTGCATCACCATCTACTGTTCCGTATATTGGTAAAGCACCTTGCTTTAGATATTTAATAATATTATTAATTTCCTTAGATTCTCTCTCACTACGAGCAAAAAACTTAAATGAGAACATGTGATTTCTAAACTGCATATTGCTGAATAGTTGCTCTTGGTAAGGGTTAAAAACCTTTCCTTTAGCTAATGCCATTATATCATTCCTAGTAGCATTACCTGCTAGTCCTAAAAATTGTGCAGCACCAGAAGCAACCTCCGATATGGCACCTGCTGTAAATTCTGGAATTGCATCTTTAGCAGCTTGCTGTAATGCTTTAGCTAGATCATCAAAACCTTCAGTACCTAATCCACTAGCCGCTGCCATTCCAGTGACACCCATATCAACTGTACGATATGTTGGTGCATACTGAGTTGAGAGATTCTGAGGCATGTTAATATAGATGCGATCAGTATTCTTCTCCATCGCAACATTATTGTTAGGGATGTTTAAACCATAATAAGAACTACCATTACTATCATCATACTGAATTCTTTTTCTCTGAAACATTACATAGTCAATCATCTCCGTAGGATTATCTACAGAAGTGCTTCCAGTAGCGGGTGGACTTAGGGGGTAACGATATATTGTCAACTTTTTACCTAAATACTACGTGACTTGTATGTATTTATGAGATATCGAGGTAAGTATCGTGTTTCCAATCCTAGGAAATACAAAGGTGATGCACGAAACGTGGTATATCGCTCCTCGTGGGAATATAAATTTATGGAATGGTGTGATTCTCATCCTTCTGTAGAAGAATGGGCTAGTGAAGAAATTATTATACCTTATATTTCACCTGTTGATGGTAAACGACATAGATATTTTCCAGATTTTTACGTTAAAGTAGGAAAAAAGAAATATATTGCAGAAGTTAAACCATCTTATCAAACGAAAGAACCAAAAACTCAAAAGCGAAACACTAAAAAATATATAAGTGAAGTTATGACTTATGCTGTAAATCAAGCAAAGTTTAAAGC